TTATGAAAAAACAGGCTAGAAAGGAGGAATGAGTCATGTCTTCAACAGTTTACACAGGCGAAGAAGCTCGAGCATACTACGTGGAAGAAACAACATACGGCACGACACCATCAAACCCAGCTATGCTCTGCGTCGGCGTGATACAAGAGATAGAGCCAGCGCTTGACCCAAAAAACATTGTATTGCGGGGAATAGGCTCGCGAAACGTCAAAGCCATAAAACGAGGACTACGTCACATCGACCTCAAACTAGTTTACACGCCCCAGAACTGGAACTTCTTCAACTACGCCAGATCGCTGAAATCCACAAGTGTCGAGGTTTACTATGAAAAAGCCAGCGGTGTCATCAGCCTAAACCACAAGGGATGCAAAGTTGACAGAGCCAAAGTGGATGTTGCCATCGAAGACCCGGTCAAAGTGGCCTTAGACCTAATCGGACAAGACGTGGCGGTTGGAACAGCCAAGATCGGCGCCAGCTACGAAACCGAGCCCGCAACAGATCCCTTGACCGGAAGCAACTGTTCCATAAGCAAGGCTGGAGCAGAAATCACGCGTTTCAGCGACTTCAGCTTTGAAATCGTCAGCAATCTTAAGCGTCAGCCTGTGATAAAGGCAACTACGCCGTATTTGATTAAGAGTTTGCCTGAACGCCAAGAGGTTCTTCAAGGGTCGATTCGAGCTGATTTTGAGTCTAAAGCTGAGCTTGACGACATCTTGGGCGACACAGAGTTTACGTTGCTCTTCAACATTGATGGAACCAACTTCTCGTTCACGGGGTGTAAGTGGAGGTCAAGCCGACTGCCGACTAAAATCGAGGACACTGTGGCTCAGACGTTGGAGTGGGAAGCCAAGGGACTAACAATATCATAAGCAGAGGAGCGCAGTCAACAGTGAGAACGCAAACGGTTGAAGTGGACAAACGCTTCGGTGAAGAGTACGCTGGACGCTTTGTTTTCAAGGAAATCACTTGGATGAAGAGGAGCCGAATCATAACCAAACACACAAGGTATCACCCCATGACAGGTCAAATCGTGAACAGCGACCTGCCAGCCATACAAGCCGAGACCATTTGGGCAAGCCTTAAGGAGCAACCAGCCAACAAACCCCTCACACTAGAGCGGTTGCTCGACGAAGAAAACGGCGTCCCCATCGAATTAGGTGAACTCTTCAGCACAGTTGTCAACAGGCTCTGCGGCTTGACGGTGGAGGAGGCAAAAAACTCGTGAGGGCGATGAGACGCGGCAGAGCCCACCCGAGCCTTACAAGCTTTCGACTCTGTAAAGAATTTGGTTGGACGCCTCAACAACTGAATGGGCAATCAGCCAAAACAATCGAAGAGTTTGTCGTCATCCTAAACGAGATGGACCGCCAGACCGAGGAAGAGGTGGAGAAAGCCAAGCAGGGGGCACGCCATGTCGGTTGAGATGGAAGTGCGGTTTGAGGGGCAAGACGAGTTTCGATTGAAAATGGAACGCTTAGACGCCTCTGTGAGAGAGAGTGTCCAGCAGCGACTTCAAGAATTAGCTGAGTCAATAAGAGAGACGGCTCAACGCATGGCGCCGGTTCGCACAGGCTATCTGCGCTCAACAGTCTTTACTCAAACGTCTGAATGGACGGTGAAAGTTGGAGCCTCGGCGCCCTATGCCGCTTACGTGGAGTTGGGAACCCGATTCATGCAGGGTCGTCGCTTCCTCTCTGAAGCTGTGGAGGCGCATAGTCCACACATTGTTAATATTGTCAGCCAAGCAGTCAACGAAAGCATCTTGGAGACCAGTCGATGAGCTTTCACGAGATAAGCGTTGTCATTCGCGCGGTGAATCGAGCCAGCGGCGAGTTTGGACGTGTGAGCGCCGATGCTGAAACCATGGCTGAGAGAGTTAGAACCGCCGGGTCAATTATAGCTGGTTTGGGCGCAGCCAGCCGAGCGGTGGCTGTCTTGGGGCATCAGTTCGGTTTCTTAACCGCTGAGCAGGAGCGTTGGCTGGGCAGCATGAGTTACGTGGTTACCGCCCTAGGCGTTTTCTTACGGTCGAGTTGGGGTGTGGCTGTAGCCCAGAAGGTGTACGCGGTTGCCACCACGATAGCGGCTAAGGTGACTTGGGCTTTCAACGCCGCCTTAGCCATGAAGATAGCTCTTTTGACACTCGGCGTGGGGTTGATTGTGGCAGCAGCCGCCTACATGGCTTGGTTGGCTTCGACGACAAGAGACGCTGCCTCTGCGCAGGTAGAGTACAACACTGCTTTGGCTAGGCAAGAACGAGTTGGAAGGCGCCGTGGAGAAGAGATGGAGTATGAGCGCATCTCGCGGCGAGGCGCCTACTATTAACCGTGGTTGCGTGAACGGCGATGACCCATGATGTTCCACAAAGCCGCTTTGTTCATGGTCTTTCCGCTTAGGAGGTCGTTTGTGGTGAGCCTCGGCTACCCCCAGTGTCGGGTCAACGTTTTCAGAGGGGTGAAGCATTTTGACGATGTTTTCGCCAGCGGTTGGACTGTTAGTCAAGGCACGTTGGCAACCGATGGAAAAATCGGCATCCTAACAATAGGCGCATCCTATCCTTTGGCTTCCATGAAGAAGAGTTGGAGTTTCAGCACAACTGTGCATCGTTACGCCGTAATAAAATGCACAGACTTGGCGGGTGATTCATGGAAGTTGGAAGCTAAACTTGCGGGTGTCACCAAGTCTTCGAAGACCTTCATGGACACGGGAATCAAAACTGTTGACTTGCAGAACGACGGCGTGGAGACTCCGCCCTACTTGGGCGACATCGACGAGGTTGTTTTGACCATAAACGGAGTGGCTGGCAACACTGTGAAGTTTGACTACGTGAAGGTTTGTGAGAAGACCATGTTGACGCCTTCTGACGATTTAGACGTGGTTGAATTGAATGTTCACTTGGCGGTCACGGAAGAAGTGGGCTCAATGAACTGCCTTCTACAAAATTACGATGCCAAGTATACAGACCAGATCACGGCTGGCGACTTGATTGAAGTGGCCATGTCACGAACCGGCGAATCGTGGGTTAAAGTGTTCAAGGGTAGGGTTGACGCTGTAGCCAAACGAGCCGAGGCTTCGCTTCGTGGTCCGCAGCATTTTCTGCGCCTTCGGGGACGAGACTTGGGGGCCGAGCTTTTCAGTAGGCTGGTGACAAAAAAGTACGTGAGCGAGGAAGGTTCTGAGATAGTTAAGGACATGCTCGCCAACTACACACCTCTAGCCAGCGTAGGTGTGGAAGCCACTAGCAGCACGTATGCGGAGGAGGAGTATGAGAACAAGCCTGCATGGGAGATAGTCAAGTATGTGGCTGAGACCGCTAAAAACAGCAGCAACGTAATCGGCTACGATTTCAAGTGTGAAGAGGGCGACCTCAAATTTTTCCCGAAGAGCAAGTATGCTAGTGTTGTTTCGTTAGACGGAATAATTACTCTGTGCGAGCATGAGTCTGCCATTGAGCGGGTTCGCAACAGAATCTATGTTTATGGTGAGGCGTCTAAGCCCTACCCACTCGACAAGGACGCTTGGACAGAAAGCCTAACGCCCAGCGAAGGCGCATGGAGCAGCGGAACGGGCACTGGAAACGTTTCGCTTGACAGCACAGAAAAAATTGTGGGCAACTACTGCATCAAGCACGCCACGACTACACCCGACTATTATGGGCGCGCTGTCTTCACCTTTAACGATGGAAAAGAAATCAACTCGAATGTTTACCCTAGCGTTAACTTTCAGGTCAAGGAGGAGTCAGCCTTCAGCGGTGAGGTAACGCTTATTCTCGAGGACATAAACGGTAACTGGGCGGCGAAGGAATACCATATTGGCAACAACAAGAAATGGCATTTTGAAAGCTTCATGTGCGGACAGAAACACGCAGACGAATGGTCGGGCAGCAACATAGCGAATTTCAACTGGGAGAAGATCAAGAAAATCCTTTTTGACGCTCATTTTTCGGGCACGGGAACAGGCGCCTTCTGGGTTGACAACCTGTTTTTTAGTCATTGTCGATGGAGCGCCGTGGCAGAAGACTTAACCAGCCAATCTAAATACGGAGTGCGTGAGTTAGCCATTGTCGATGAGACGTTGGTTTCAGACGACACCTGCGCCAAAGTAGCCGACGCAGAACTGAAGTATCGGAAGGACCCAAACGAATCTCTGCGGGTCACAGTGTTGGGCGACCCACGCATCGTTGCGGGCGAAACCATCCACGTGACAAGCCCAAACGAGGGCATAGACGCTGACTATCGTATTCAGGCGGTTGACCACCTCATGGACGACGAGGGCGAGTTCGAAACTTCTTTGACACTTATCGCTGAGCTTCCTCGCATCGCGGAGATTCTTTCTGAAACCCGCAGAGAAGTCGGCGTCCTGATGAGGGGCACAGCCTACGGCAAGCTCGGAAGATAAAAGGCGTAGGCAAATGCCGACTAAGAAGCTTAAGACACACGTGAGTTTTCTTTTTCCGTTCGAGTGGAAGTGGGAATTCGAGCGTGAACTCCACCGCCTAGACCAGCAACGGGTTAAGTCTCAGAGAGGGTTTCGAGTGTCGCTTTCGCTGCTCTACACTATGGCATTGATGGAGGGAATCAAGCAAATACGCCATATGACCCTGGCCGAAGTAGAGCAATGGTGCCAAAAACACAAAATCTAGCCTTATTCTCCCACTTTTTGTCGACCCTCAATTCTCATCAAGTGTCTAAAACATTCAAGATTGATTTCGCATGAATGAATTTTTATGACCCCGTATCGTAAATCAAACGAAACACTAATATCTTATAATGCGTCTAAAATACTGGGAACGCCGCGAAAAAAAGGTGCTAAGAGGGGTTTTGACTGTCTCAAACCAATCGAATTGCCGACAGGTTGGATGAGAGAAAATCGTCTGAAGTGAGTTTCGAATTAAACACGGTAAGGTTGGGCAAGAAAATAGAGCTACGTTACATACCTTTTTCTGAACTAGTCATTCCTTGGGAGGTCTGCATCGGGTCGGGGGAACTTCATTCCGAACACGACATCAGAGAAATAAGACCTACCACCTATGAAACGCCTGATAGTTTAAAAACGCTCAAGACCTTGAAACGGAAAAATTTGGAGGCGCTAAAAAGCTCGATAGTGAAATTCGGCCTGTTGGAACCCTTTGAAGTTGCTGAATTACCCGAGCAGTTAGACTTCTTTTTCGGAAAGGGTAAATACGCGATTATTGACGGACAACGAAGATACTTCGCTTTAAGAGAATTGTTGGGGCTGTCTTCAGAAAATGAAGAAAAAAAGCAGAGAGACAGTTTGCAAACACACTCGAATTATGAGCATATCGAGAAAGCTGAAATGCAGGCGCAAGAACACTTTGAGAAGCTTAGTGTTCGAAATTATGTTCTAGTCCCGTGTTTGGTTTATCCGTACAAAACGTATCTGCAGATGCTTAGGCATAGCATTGAGGG